GTATAAGAATTATTTGTGGTAGGTACAATTGCTGTATTAACTCTAGATCCAAATGTAACTATATCACCTGCAGTTGAATTACCAAGTACAACATTACCATTAGCAGTTAACGTACTTGTTACAGTAAGAGTATCGCCAAATGTGGTAGCGTTATTAGCAGTAAACGGGCCACTAACAGTCAACCCATTATTAATACTAGCAAGTGCACTATTAACGCTAAGACCATTATTAAGTGTAGTAGCATTAGTGACTGTTAATGTTCCTGCTAAACTCGTATTACCAGTTACATCAAGAGCGCCAGATACGTCTGCGTTTCCATTACAATCGAGTCCAGCATTTGCAATTAGTGTGCTTTGAGAGGTAGTAGTACCACCAATTGTTGCGTTGCCAGTTACGCCAAGTGTTGTACCAATACTGGCAGAAGCGCCAGTTGTAAGATCGGCATGAACATTCAAATCGCCAGTTTGGTTTAGCGTAAGTACAGTTTGAGAACCAGTAGAGATAATCATTCCAGCTGCATTACCAGCTAATTCTGTAGTTCCATCCAAAGCTTGGTCATTGATTGTAATTACATTATCAAATTGAGATACGTTTTTAATTTCATTCAAAATATCGACAATATTATTACCGGTATATTGAGATGTCAGTTGGCCGCCATCTCCAATTAAGGTAGATAAGTCATTAGACTTAACCCTCCATTGATCAAATGTATCAGTAGTATTAACGCTAATCGCAGCCATTAGTTAAGCCTCTCAATAATCGTTTGCATTAGTTGTTTCAATTCCTTAACATCGTCTTTTAGGTCTTGAATCTCATTACTTTTTCTTTTTGCAGCTTCAGCAGCTTTCACTGCTTTTAAGAAAGCTGTATCATCAGTATTTATCACAGCACCATTAGACATATCTCTTTTAAGTGATGGTCTATTTTCTATATTTACCCACTTCATTATGTACCTAACGCGATAACTCTAAAGTCTTTAATTCTTGGTGTAGAAGTCGAAGATTGTGACTTAAACACTACTTTTACAGCTACTGATTGGAACGGCGCCGATGTCAGATCGATTGTATATTCGTAGTCGTTAAACTTAGTTGGATCGTCTGTGGTTGATACCGCATTATCAATAGTAGCTAATACCCAGTTCAAGCTATTAAATGGAGCCTCAGCACCAGCTTCTTGAGTCTTATAATAAACCTCAATGAATGAACCATCTGGTCTATTACCTGCAAAAATAATTCTTAGACCAATCGAACTTTGAGCTAGTGTAACTTTACGTGTGATATACTTAGCAAGTGCAGATCCACCTGTTGGTTCAGTTTCAGCTAAGAAATCTTGAACTTTATTTTTACCACTATCTGTACCACTAGATATCTGTGGGTTATCAATTCTATTTGCTACAGTAAATACTGAAGTTCTATCAAGGTCAATCATAGGACTAAGATAAGTACTAGTAGAAACTATTGTAGCTCTTAAATCTAAACTTTTGGCAGCTGCCATACTGGTAGTTTCGTTAATCGCCGAAGCCACCATTTTTGGATTAGTTGGATAAAAGTTTTCATTGGCAATAACAGAAACATAAGATGTATCCTTTTGGTATGTATTTTCGCTGCCAGCTAATGATTTAGAAGAGGTTGTTTTAATACCGTATCCAATTGCTGTATTCGGAAAAATCAATTGTTGAATATTTGGATATAGAATATCAATGTGTTTGTTTTCACTAGCAGTTACTCCAGTTCCACCACCATTTGTGGTTGAAGTAGCATTTGAAGCTACTGTAATCGAATATTGATCCATTTCAACGTCATCAATAACATGGTTAGCATTGAATTGAGTAAATGCAATTCCACCAATATCAGCCGTAATACCAGCAATAGTTACTGTTGAACCAGTAGGCATACCATGATTTCTGTGTTTAACAAAAACCTTATTAGTGTTAATTGTTACATAAAGTGGATTAGCTTCAAGTGGTTTAACTGGTAGTGCCGCATTTGAAAAATCAATTATGCCACTTGCTGTAATATCAAATTCAGCTCTTTTCATCTTAAACTTAAGATCTTTAGTCTGATCAGCTGACCAAGTTGAACCATTCTGTGACTTAAAGAATACACCAGCATATGGTTGAGTTGAAATACGTCTTGTAGTACCAATTGAATTCTGACCAATTTCAGCCGTATAAACTCTATAAGCATTTGAGTTAGCTAAAAGACAGATAGCGTATTCTACGTTTTGCCTTAGATAAATTGGAGATGGGAAAGTAAAGGTCGTTGCAGATGTTGCATCTGTAGATGTATTAACATCAACTGCCTGTTTTACGACTTCACCAAAAGCCAGAATTTCAGGTGAAGGATAACCATTTACCACTCCACGGATTTGAAGAGTTACTGGAATACTTAAATCTTTTTCACTAAAGAATATATCACAACTAGTAATAAATGCACCATCTGGATTATCAACCAAGAAAGTCTGCGCAAGAGGATCAACCCATCCAACTGTTCTAGTTGATTGGCGAGTAAGAATCGTGTCTTGCGTCCCAGTTACTGTTTCTTGAGTCAGTGTTGGTGAACGTAAGCTTACTTCTTGAGTGCTATTTACAATACCAGTAGCCGAATATGTGGCCCGGCCAGATGTCGTAATATTTGCATTGTTATTGTTTGGATCATCAGCTAGTGTAAAGAGTCTTTCACCAGTTCTAAATCTAATATTCGCTGTGTTTGGAATATAGAATTCACCATAAGCTGTACCGGTAGCATCAGTAATGATTGCATTATTTCCTGCCGTAATATCAGAGGCTGACAGATCTGGGTGACGTAATGCATTAAAATTCGGCTCAGGATCGACTGGTGTAGTACTATGGCGGATAAAACTAGCCGAAGTAATATCGTTTGTGAAATCACCTACTGCAATATCTTCAAAGAAAGGATACAGGCGTGTATTAGGCTTAAAGCGAGTTGCCATAAACTTAATTCTTCTAGACCGAATAAATGGTACCATTCTAACATCTACTACTCTTTCACCAAATGAAGTTTGAATAGTATCAGGAGCTACCGAAGTACGAACACCAGTTCTTGATTGTTGAGCTTGCTGAGCAATAAGTGTTTCAACAAAAAGTCTACGACCAGATCTTTGCGTGCCACTAGAGCCAATTTCTATTTCACGGCCAGCCCACTGTGTTTCCCATTCATTCCAAACTGTTCCAAGAACGCCATCTTCATTGGCCAACGTGTTAACCACATCGAATAGGCCTTCATTATCAATAATAAGATCAGGTCTAACATCTGTCTCTTTCCAATCATCGGTTGATGGAGTAAGATCAATTTGACCTACCCATTGGAAAATGTCGTAAGGGTTAACGTTCTCAGTTCCAGACGCAAATGGTTGATCGATAATATCAACTTCTGTATATGGAAGAGTAATTACATCACCGGTTTTCTGATATGTGCTAGACGTTCCAGCAATTTGTGTTTCAAGTCTAACGTTACTTTCATAGAACTGAGGTCTAGCTTCACCAACATCTGCATCAATAGAAATATGATAGTCTGGATCTTTTGGATTACCTACGTTATGACCATAAAAAGGATCTACGATAAATCCAGACTTAAATCTATCAACATTATTACTATCGAGAATCTGAGCATCAGCAGTTTCTTTTTCAAGAAGTGAAAGTGATGTATAATATTCTAGGCTGTTAATACGCTTTTCAAGACGACCAATATCTCTCATTGTATAACGTTTATTGTCCTTTATAGCAGGAATAACATCAGTTACGTCAAACGTATAAGGATTTAAAGCTAGCTCATAAATAACCATTCCATCGTCTGGGTCATTAGGAATAGCTGGGTTTGCAGCAGATACCCCTTTTAGTACTTTAAAGTTACCCTTGTTGTCCACATAAATTTTATCTTTACGTGGAAGGTAATATCTAAAGTCCATAATCATACTTGAAGCAATTTTACCAATTTCGGTAAGTGCAGCACCAGACTGATTTGTACCACCTGCGTTTACAAATGATGTTCCATCATCTCTTACTCTTGGACGGAAGTCAAGAACATCTCTTAATTCATATGTTGTGCTTGTTGATGCATACTGTGGGATATTAGCGTAATCAACCTGACCAGTATATGAATCAACTGAGAAATAATCGCCAGCACCATGAGTAAAGTAGTCAAAGACCACTAGGATTCTACCAGTAGGACCTGGTGAACCTGGCTTCAATTTGATTCGACCAACATCATAGAAATTATCTCTTTGGCCATTATCAAGCTCATAACGACTTGTAATATCTAAATCTGAAGTTGTAGCATTAGTGCCAGACTGTAATGAATCATATACAGCAACTAAGCGATAGATATCAGCTTTGTAAAGAAGATCATGGCTATTCACTGTCGTGTTTGGTGTACTAATATTTAGATTATGGTTTGATACAAGCGTTTTTTGTTTTTCTTGCGCAATTCTTTTTACTACAGTAGCTACGACTGTAAGTGTCTCTGTAGTAAGACCAGCACCAGTCAAATCAATATTAAGGTTAACACTATTTGTTCCAGAAATACTGAGTCGAGCAGCACCACCAGTACCATCAGACTGTGACATGTCATACACTGTACCAGTATTTGAATTTGCTACCACGTAATCAATTCCAGTATATGGAGTTTGGAATGATTCATCAGACCCAGCTGTAATTGTAGCTAGACCAGAAGAAAGTGTTTGAGTATAAACTCGTCTTACTGTAATTGTGGTATCAATTGAACCATCTGCAGCTCTAATTGTTTCTACGGTCTGATAAGAAAGTGGGAACAATAAGTCGTTATTAGCAATATTATAAATTACTGCTAATCCACCAGTTTTTACTGTGGTAGATGCAAATTTACCGCTGGCTGAACCAGTAACGTTGATAGTATTAACTGATCCAAACGTATTTGAGCCAGTCATTTGAATATCAAAGAGGTATAGTTTATAGACAGCAGCTGTTGTACCTGGAGTGCCTGAATGAAGTTCATAAGCTCTTGCTCGAGCAGTACCAATTACTGTACTACCAGAACTAATTAAGTCTAAAAGCTCATAGGTATTGATGTCCGGAACGTTGGTTGTTGTATTGACTAGTGTATAGTTACCGAGATCATATGAAACAACAGAGTTCACTACTTGTTCAGTGTCTCTTGCCTTATCAACATCAACAAAGGTTGTACTAACCTTTTCAATTTCATAACCACGAACATAAGCCTTGCCTGGCTCTAGACCAACCGCAAGTTTTGAATCTGCACCACCATTTGCTGATGTGTAAATGCCACGATTATTTCCATTTAGCAAGTGCTCTCTAATATCGATACCAAATGGACGAACAGTATAGTCACCAGATTCGTCATAGGTTCTACGAGCAAATGTATCTTCAAGGACTGAATAATCAGTAGATCTTACGTGCTTTGAAATTACACCATTATTGACTCGAATAAGCTCAATAAAGTTTTGATCTGTAGTATCAGTAAGAGATTTTTTCGCAAGTGTAAGTTCAATCTTATATCTGTTAGCGCCTGGAGCAGCAAAGTTAGGAGAACCGGCTGCGTTATCATTTAGATTGGAATCTTCAGTAGAACTTATAATCGATTCAGTTACTGTAAGACCAATTCTATACGATGGTGTATTTGTATATTTGTCAAGAACTAGTGTTTGAGTAGTTACAAAGGCAAAGGTTCCATTGACATAATATACACCTGGCTGAATATTAGCAGCTGAGCCAAATCCTACAGAACCAGATACGTTGTCAATTTGTGCTGATCTTGGAGTAGAAGCATTTGAAGTTACTACCTCATTTTGAGCAAACTGTTTAGTGACTTTATCTGTACCAGAAGATGTATATTTAACAAAAAGAGTAATTGGGTCAGTGCCGTCATTCGCTGCAGTTCCTACAACCTTTGCAGTCACACCAGTTGTTTGGCCTGTAATAATAGTATTTAGAAATTCTGCTCTGTAAAGTTCAACGTCAGCTGAATTATATGTTCCACCTACTTTAATGAACCCGTATTCTTTATCGAGTGCAGTTTGGCCTGGAATAACCATTGCACCATCTTCAAAAGTATGATTCGCAAATTGCGTAATTTGATTTTGAAGAGTTGATTGTAATTGTGTAAGTTCTCTTGCCTGAAGAGCAACGGAAGGACGGAACAAAATTCTATAATATTGTTCCTTCGCGTTTGTTTCGTAATCGTCGTAATACGGAGCTACATTAAAATCAAGTGTCATTATTTTCTACCTTAAAACTCTAGTACAAGTTTAATATCTTCAATTTGTGAGTTTGCTCTTGCAACTGCACTTCTATTTTCGATATACAAAACTTCACCAGAGAACTTTTCCATTTCTGGATTTCCAAGACCACTAATAGTAGCTGATACACCACTTCCATTTGAAATATTTTCAGCATTTTGAAATGTTCCATATCCAGTAGTTGCGTCTTGATGATATCGAATAACGTTATTTACTGCATCAATTGATGTTATATAGGCCTGAGCTCCAGAAGTACTACCAGTAATTGTTTCATCTACCGAAAAGGCTCCACCAGTTGGAGCGGCAGTAGTAACTGAACGTGTGGCCTGAAGTGTAGAGGCTGTCGCTACATTTGTTGTTCCATAATCATATGGATTGCGAATCAAACCAAGTTGGCGATAATCATTATCAATAGGGAAGTCGCCTGAGCCTTCATCTGAGTCCAAGTTAACGTTGGCCATAATAAAGAACCCTTGCAATTCGTCTGCTGCATTAGATCCATGACCACCTGGAGGTGAAATAATAGCTCTGGCAGTGGCGCCTGTGCCTCCACCACCTGTGATTGTTACAATTGCTTCATTGTAACCCGATCCAATATTACTCATTGAGATACTAGTAACTGCACCACCAACAACTGTAGCCGCAGCTGTGGCACTGGCACCGTTACCAGTAATAGTAACTGTTGGATTGGATGTATACCCTGATCCACCAGCGGTTACTACAACTCTATGAATTGATCCATTTTGAGCATTTGTTTGAACTTGCCACTGCAATGATCCGTCGTCGGAGGTAAGAACGTTGACTGGAATAAATGAGTTGGTCAAGAACTTTGTGGCCTGTGTACCAGATAGGGCATACATAAATTTCCATACGTAACCATCTGATTCTACGCTATTTGCTGCAGTAGTTAACTGCCCAGTTGGTTTCACAACCGATGCGCCAGAACCAGCTTGCAAACATTTATAAACGTTAAGTTCGTCCGTGATTACGTAATATTGTGCTGTTCCCATCGAAGCTAATTGATCGTTATACGCGGTATATGTCGTACCGGACAACCAGTTATATCTTGTAATAGCGTGAGTCACGTCGGACTGTGCTATCTTTTTAAGTGCAATCATATTTTGATGCACATTATTTTTATCAGCAACTGTATCTACTGGCGTAGCAACAGTTGTATCTGAATTCGGCCAAGGATGTGAACGGCCGATATACAAATATGTACTGTTCGTGCCAATATCACTACGGAAATTTTCCGCGTTATTGACCCTGATTTGTTTCGAAATTATGGCTACCATTTTATAACCCTTACCTCATTAAATTAGTTTAAACTATTTATACACGTTATGGAGTGATATCGATGACTGTATCAAATGAAATATCGATTTTCTCACCGTCAAGCACTTGTTGAAGTGTATAATTTCCATAGTTACTTATAGGGCCCATATCGGGCTGGAATTTATACATTTCAAGATGATATAAAGTTGGTCCAATAGCGGTAGTAGCTTGTGGTTGAAGAATAAACGTAAGTGATACGTTAACTTGCGTTCCACCAATTAACGGTATTTCAACATCTACTACAACTGGACCAGAAGAAATAGGAATACCAAAGTCTTGTGTACTAAAGTCAGCTTCAATACCTCTTCTAACTTTAGCTCCATTGGCTCCCGTTGCTGATGAGAAAATAGATACCTCACCAAAGAAAGCAAACCCTGCAGGGTGCAATAATTTTTTAACTACGTCTTTCCAGTTATCAATTGTTTGACCAGTTTTAATAACATATGAAAACGACTGATAATAACGAGAATCTTGAATAAATTTCTTTACTGAAAGTTTACCATCATCGTTTAACCATCTTTGGTTTGTTGCATCCCAGCTTGATGATGACGGTTTAAGAATATCTACCCTTGGAAAGAAAAGTTCAATTTCATCTCTAAATACAAGTTTGAATAGCGCTTTATAAGAAGGTTCAGCGCCTTTTGACAAATAAATGTCAGTAATATTTTTATAAAGTTTTCTTTTATCAGCTTGAATATTTTCTGGAATTGGAACAGCCAATTCTCTTTGTAGCAATTCTAGAAAAACATCAGCGGTTTGATCCAAATCTCTATGTGGTGGAAGAGAATTTAAGAAATAACCTGGTTGATCTGGCTGCTGTAAAAAGTCATAATACGCTTCCATGAATGCCATCAATTGAGGACGCTCAAGTTGAATATGTTCTGGTACTATGGATGTGACTTTATCGCTCATTAGATACTATTCGACGTAGTTGTGTAACCAATACCAGCAATAACAGATCCTGTAGCGATCTCATCAATTTGTGGTGTTACTGTTGTTTGAAGTAAGTCGATATTCAAAAGCTGATTTCTCTTTGGTGCCAAATCATTTGAACTTGGAGTAGCTGTAATAGTAATATATGTGCCACCACCAACAATTCCACCATCAGGATTAAAATTTGTAAGAGTAACTGAGCCTTTTACGAGATCAACCGTTCCTGCGTTTTCCGTTGTAATAATTTTTTGATTGTTTGAAATTCTATATAGCTGAATTTGTCTTTGAGTGGCATTTCCTTCAATTGGAATATCTTGCATTTTGTGATTAAAACCATTCAAAATAAATTCAGATGAATCGATAACCGAAGCGCCTGATGCAATATTAGTAGAAAATGGTGACGAGAATTCAAGTTCATATTTCAAAGCCGTGCCAATTGTAGGTGCAAGTCTTTTTTGAACGTTCACTCTCATAATAGTATTTAGAATCGCTGCGTTTGTATCATCAATTGCACCAGTTACTTGCGATGCTCTAAACACACCATCAAATTTTTTCAAATTAGTATTATTGTAATTTGTAATTGTTGCAATCACAGCGTTTTTCAACTCACCTGCAGTCAATGACGTTAGGTTTGGATCGTACTTAAAAAATACTTCCAATTTAATATACGTATAGTCTGGATCAATAATTTCAGGTGTAATAGACACTAGGTTTTTTGTTTTCAAAATAGAGTCTTTAATAAACTGCTTTTGAATATCAGTTAAAGTTTCGGCATTGGCAGGTTTAATAGATAGGAAAACCTTTCCATATTCTGGAACTGCTTGTTCTTCACCACCCCAGACCGAAATAGTTTCGGTATTAGTATAGTTATTTTTGACAATGGCTTTATAATCATCTGCGGTCACAACTCGGTTTTGAGAAAGGAATGAAAGTGGAGCGTTAAATTTAATTGAGTCAACATCTTCTCTGTCTGCACCACCACCTGATTTTGTGACCAAAGTAACAGTAGCGTTACTATTACCAGATATTGTTCCTGTCAATTTGAATGATGTCGCATTATTTGCTAAAGAGCCGTTAGTCACAAGATATTCGATTTCAATAATATTACCGGCATCTAGTTTTCTACCAAATACATCATCACCAAAATAAATTTCAAATAAACCATCTGGTCCTTCTTGTAAGAAATATGCATTAGTAGTGGATTCAACATCAACAATATTAGTAACTAGAGTATAAATTTCGAAATCTGTAGAAGCAGAATTTGTTTTTACTCTTACAATAAGAGTAGCAGTGTCTACGCCAATATCTGGAATTTGATATCTTTGAGCTGTTGAAGTATCATCAACAATATATGTCTGAGTTCTAATTGTGCCTTGATTTATTCTTACGTTACTAAATGTATACACATTAGAAACAGGAACGATTGTTTGAGCTTCAAGGTTAACAAACGTATAATTTTTTCCATCAAGGACTGTTTGAAACGTAGTTCCTCTAGACATTGACAATGAACTTGGTGTACCAGATGGTGAATTGACAGTAATATTTATGTCAGCAAATGCGCTAGTAGCAGATCTTGGAACGTAACCAAGTGATTTAGCGTGTGCAACAACATTATTTCTTACTTGTGCTGTATCCAAGAAGATTTCGTTCATATTGACATTAGCATTAAACGAATTATAAAACGTATTG